GCTCAGTGTTCACTAAACTCAACTAATAAAATTGAAGACTAAAAATAAAATTCCCCAGAGGATCTCTCCCCTGGCTAAAAACTTTCTAGTTTTCAACTCAACAGTTGAGACCCTTTCGGGGTAAGGTGGCTTCTCACCTTATGCAGATGGGGTGGGGACTATATAGAACGGTGGAGCGGACACGAAGAAAGACAGACTAAAGTCTTCTCCGGCTGCAACGTATTCATCATAGACCTTCCCTCTATTTGTGGCACTATTAAAAACCGTTTCCAGTTTATGTTGCCTGTTTCCTTCCGCAGAAACATTCACGTTCAAATTGCGCGCACCTGCAAAGCGCAATAGGGAATACCAGGGTAATTCGGCTTCCACACATTGGTTGTTAGAGACATCTGAGAGCGTCGCTCCCGTCCATCCACTTGACCTTTGTGTTATGCCTATCTGCGCATTGGTAGATAAAGAATTACTGGGATTCCAGACTAAACCCGTTGGTTGCGGAAATTGGCCATCCACATGGGGTTGCCGCTCTATCTTCAAATATGACTTTGTGTCAGGAGCAGACGATATCAGCGTATTGCCATTCATGTATTTTCGTTTCATTGATCCGCGTCGAGCGGCATAACCTGGTGTGAACCAGTTTATTGGTGTCATGTGAACGAAATTATAATTGACTGCTGTCCCTGTGGAATGTTTACCATTTGGGTCGTAGCCGCGGTAACACGGAAAATCGGAGTTGATCAATTTAAAAAAGACATTCGCTCCGTTACCGTTAACACCGCTTGAAGATGAACCTAAGTATGTGTAGCGTTTCATTAGCTGGTAGATAGATGTGACCTTCTCTCCCATATACACCAACGGGAGTTGCGGAGACATTTGCATACTACCAACTTTCGTATCTTCTTCGGTCTTTTCTGAAGCAACCGCTCCATTATCATCCGAAGATTGTGCCTCCCAAAACGACGCTGTAGCCAACGTTGAATCGGTGGGACAAGCTACCTCAAAATCATCATCCATAGCTACTGAAACCAAGATCTTCACAGGGGCACTATTCTGCACTTCCGTCAAACCATTCAGAACGGTGATCGCTATACATCCGTTATCGTATCGTGGGTCTGGTGTTACACTCAACCCAAACTTCGCGGACGAACTACCACCGTCTATAATTGGCTCACATTGAAGATACGGAGTTCGTGCTCCCCATCCAATGGATAAAGTTGTGTCTTGCTGTTCACCAATGTCTACAATCCATTGATAATTGATGTTCGTTTCGACTGGACTTCGTGGACTCCGATTTGGATCCCAACGAACTAATAATCGTCCACGGTGAAATGAACTGGCTACCACTTGTAGACGCAATTTCATGGATCCACGCCAATATGTGAAAGGGCACGAGACCCAACATGCAGGCGTTGGATAGATACGCAATCCAGACACGCCGAATAGCATTGGCGTGACTCGAATGCGTCCAATAGTCGCATCTTGTACAAATGATGGATCCCAGTCGAAACTAGTCAAAAAGGCTTCTTTTTTCGCTATAGCAGTTATCCCACCTTTATCACCTTGGTCAGCTCCTGTGACCAATGGATCAATAGTGATTTCCTGTTTTGCGTCAAGAGCTAGTTTTTGACAAGTATCTGGAACATTGGTATTTGCAAGGTTACCCACGTATACTGGTTTGAAACTGTGAATAGTATCTATATCATTGGGTCTGGAGTATCCAAATGCCTTGGCAACTGTAGCAGTCGCAGACGCTGCCACTTCAGTAGCTCGCGCATATCGTCCGATTACTGGAACATCGCTCAATTTCCCTGCTGCAGCTGCAACCGCAGTTGCAGTTGAAGAAATTGGCGATTTACCATACTCGTCGCCTGATTGCGCTACTAAATCAATGGGTTCGTCGCCAGTTGGCATAGTCAATGTTACATCCGTCGCCCATACAAATAAAGACATTTCTACAGGGACAGTTGAGTTCGACGCGTGTTCTAAATTACCGAACGATCTCATCACAATATCCCCCATATCTGTCCAGTCACCATTTACAATATCCATAGCATTATAGGGGGAGAAGTATGGTATCTCCATCTCACCCCCAGAGCTATCTGTAGGATTAATATAAAAATGTGGTGATTGAGAATGTGAAACTAATTGTGGATTACTGGCAGTAGATTCGAAGGGTAAATCATCCAAAACAGTGTATGGACGATACGCAAATAATATGCGACCCCAATAAAACTTATTTCCATTAACCACTAACTTCACATGTAGATTACATCGAATATATCTATAATTTGCAATACGATTAATAATACGTGGATTGCGGAAGAACTCTTCCCAAGGATTCAATTTAACAGAAAATGAGAGACCTGGGTCCCAAATAAACTGTCGAATCCTTAAAGGTCGAGCAAGGAAGGCACCTAATGACGAATCGTATTCGTCCGCCAATTTCATGGTTGGTTCCTCCCATCTTTGCACAGACTCGTGAGCCTGCTCACCCTCGTCATGAAAAGTTGTGATTGTTTGCTTCTCATGTCGCATGGTGCTAGCTTGAGCTTCAAACAATACTTCCCCAGCGTCAGGGGTTGATGCTAAATTGCGCGGCATCCACCGCTTGAAGGATCTGTCTCCTCCCAGACATGACAATCCGCCTTCGGATTGGGTGTTTGACAAAATAAAAGCAAGTGCAAACCGTTAGGCTGTAGAGCACTCAGACTACAGCCCCGGCGAGCAGTCGAACTCCGCGTCCACCTGGGTCACATTTGACTCTCCAGGTCTTCCCAGAAATTCATCTTTCAAATCGTCGTATGTCCAAAAACAATCCATATCTACAGGGAGTTCAGGACACTCATCCACTACTAGAGCAATTTGCTCCATCCTCCTATTGAATTCCTCTCTACCATATCGGAAGAACTCTCGACAAGCTCCGAACAAAACCATAACAGAGACTTCTAATGGGGAAACCGGACTACCTTTCTTGACAAGATGATTGTGCAAACTCTTGGAGATTGATGTAATGTCCAATGGCGCGACGTAATCGACTAGTTCATTCTCCCAACGGAATTTCCGTTTGAGGAAAGAAGTTTCATCGAAACGAATAAACGCTCTGGACTCTGCATCTTTCTCAGCCATTGTATATACGATACCAAGGTTTTGTAGTACACTTGCAATCGATGTATGATCCAAAAACTTTTCCTCTTCACTGACGTTCATTATATTATCGTCGCCATAACACGCCAACTTAACTCGGGTGTGAAAGAGGGGAAGTTTGTCAAGATCTTCACGGTGCTGTTCATGCAGTGTATAATAAGCATATCTCATGTACAAAGAATTCACAATATTGTTGATGATGACAGTCAAAGGATGACCAGACGGATTAGAACCCAACATTTGGATAACTACTCCAGAAAAATTATAAATGGGGTAGCAAACATCTGTGGCCAAGCTCCGCATAATCGTAAGTGCATCATCGGGATATCCGCAGTACTCCGCAATGCGAATTAAAACCTGGAATGCAGACATCGTCACGAAAGCAGATTGATTCTTGTCGTATGCTTTGAAGTCACCCGCAACAAACCGATAACCGTTGAAACCAGGGATATCCTCTGCTAAGAGGTATCGCGCTAGTTTTCCCCAATCACGACCCGCAGCATTTATCCCGACACAACACTCTGTGTTGATCCATTCCGTTTGAATAATCCTCACTATCGGCAAATAATACTTACGCACCAGTAAAGTAAACAAGATTGGACAACTCGCAAACACCCTCATCTTATCCTTATCAACTTTCACTGCTTCATCTTTCAATGAGGCGTTGAAAACTGGATAAACTCGGTAACCTCTTGCAAGAGCTTCCTCCAATGTCTCCATCTCATCCCAAAAGAGTGCATCTGTAAAGTCCAACACTCTCTCATGACTAGGACTCTCAGGATTGACTGGTTTGATAAAGAATTTCTTCGCCTTACAGTGGGGCCAACCCATCGAGGTGTTTAGATCCACTGCTGACATGACATTAATCCCCGGACACCCATTCAATACGGTGAAACGATCCAAAGGTCTCGTTATGACACACCATTTCTTATTGTCCTTATTGAGTAATGGTAAAATCATCTCCATAAAGTCATCCTGGCACCGTCGCATAATTGCTGGTCGCAAAAGATTTCGACTGGTTGTCATATCTCTTAAATTGCGAGCATAATAGATGTTTTGACGATGCACTTGTGGTGCTCCATGAAGTACAGGCAATTCCATGTGAAGTGCAACTGCACTTGAAATTGGTGATTCACGCACACTCGTCGTAGTCTTAGCCCTTTCTCCATTCACCCCAATCAAATCGCAACACGATGGAATTTGATCTCCATATACGATCGAATCGTATACATGTTGCTGCCACATGATAGGGTGGCGAGGATGAGGATCCTGACCCTCAATAATAAGTGTACGTCCATGAGACTCAAATTGGATATCTCCAGCATTGGCCGCTAATGCATTGCACTTGAGCAGAGTGGACTCCGCGTGATCAAAATCTTTTTGACTCACAATCTGGGCTGCACAAAATGTCTTATCTTTCGTCGAGGCTGCCAAATGGAAACCCAGCAAAACCGGATCTTTTTGCATGCTTATGACTGCAGATCCACAACTGCCGATTTCCATCTCAGCTGACTTATTCCGATACGTGAAGCCCTTGAACTTACACGAGAACTTCTTACCACGAATCGTAGCCTTCGACTCACACTCTCGCAAACTGTCTAGCCATCCATCGTGATAGGTGCGGTATCCAGTCTTAGTATCCATTGTACACACTCGCGACGCCATAAAGGAATCGAATTGGATTCCGTCTGATGTGTACGGAAGAAACTTTGTTAAGTCTCTCACATTAACCAATCGAGAATGGTGCAACAATACAAGATCACTTGCCGAGCCTTCCGGACCTAAAGGAGTGAAGCACTTGTCGTCTATCACCGCTTCCAAGCACTCTCCAATCGCATTGGACCTTCCATTCCACATGCGTACATAAAACTCCTTACCATCGTGGAAGAGATGACGAGGGACTATGACTAATGAACCTTTCATAGGAAAGCAAACACTACGGACTGGTTCTGTGTAATAAGCCAATCCATCTGGTTCGTACTTCACCTCGCTAACCTCAATAGTGCGTGCACACTTCATGATTGCTATCGACACTTCTTTAGCATCAGCACATGCATGCACCGAGGTAGTGGGAATGTTCCTTTGAACGCGTAACCATGTGTTGGGTTCGTCATCTTTTGTCTTAACCGGAGGGGTTCCGGGTCGAGCACATTTAACAGCTTCCATACTGCTCTGTGCTTC